ATATATTGTATCCATGTATTATTTATTTCATTTTTATCACACTTAATAAAGCACATATATACCCCAACATAACGCAATTAAAATTCCAAAATAAATCGCCTTTTGTTTCACATATTGATAATACATTTGCATTTCATCTTGCTTTTTATATTGATTGTAATATTCTATAAAAAAATCATTGAGAGAAATACATTTCTTTTCCAATGCTTCATTCACTTTATTATGGATAAAATGTGTCCAACGAATAAAAGAATCGCGATTGTCTAAATAAGGGGTTACTGGATATTCTTGTATAAGCGTTTCGCATTTTTTCGATATTTCCTCAATAGGAATAAACAGTGGAAATGTTTGAATAAATTCATAATATTTTTTCTTGGTAACACTATTGGGGTGATGTGGATAGGTCATTGCTACTGTATGTAAAAAAAACCAATAATGGGGACCCCATATACGCGGATCTAAATATTGTGTCGTCATATGTGGATATAAACTATCTATAAGATTTTTTCTCTTTTATAACTTATATTGATAGGATAGGTTGATAGGATAGGTTGATAGGATAGGTTGATAGGATAGGTTGATAGGATAGGTTGATAGGAATAGGTTTATTTGAAAGGAACAATTTTTTTATCTGTTTCACATTTTTTCGGAACAAACGTATATTGCACACACCTATTGCCTGATTTGAATATTTTGTTTTTGATTTCTTCCAAAGGAGGGGCAAAAAATTGTACACATTCTTTTTTATCACATACTTTTCTGAATAAACAAGCCAGACCAAAACCCAATAATAAAGACATGATGTTTCTGCCCGTTTTGGTATGAACAAATTTGCCAAATTCAACCATTGTCTTTTTATGTTACCTTTATAAAATAATTTTTCAACTTCTAGGCTTGTATGGGAACCGTGAAAATATCCGCTGGATTGGCTGGACATTTGATATATTTTTCTTGCAACTCAAAACAGTTATCCGCTTGGTCTTGGAATAACACTGTATCAACTGTTTCTGGACTAGGATATACATAAATAGACTTGTTTTCTGGACCTAATACATAAATGAAAAATAGACCTACAGCAAAGCTTAATAAAAAAATAGGCAATGAAATGTATTGGTGAAACAGCATCAATTATATTATGAAAGTATAAAAAAATCATGATATTAAAATATTTACTTATTTTAGTGTATGTCTTCTTCCAATATATTTCAAGAAGTCTTAAATGATGCCAATGGAGTAGAGAAACAACTATTGGGCCCCACCTATCCCTATTACAAAAACATCAAAATGCCAAACCAAATTGGTATGAGCGACAAAGGAACCATTCAGCAAATGGGAAAAAATATAGACGGTCTCATTCAGTACGTCGATTTATTGGTATCGGGAAAAAGTAAAGCATCGGCCACTGGACAACCTTTGGGTAATAAATTCTTTTTAAAAACAGGAGCCAAGTGTTTAGCCACCGACCAGTGTTCCAATTCTAAAGACCCAACTACTTGTAAACAAGTGGATCGATATATCTATGTCGATAATGTTCCCAATGGGAATATTCCATTCATCTCCAGCGGTATGGGCACAGACTTCTCCGAATTTAAAGGTCTCATTCCAGGAGCCATGAGCAATCTCAACGTATTGAACCCCTTTGCCATTATGCGTGCTTTTTTATCAGGTGCCACTCCACCTTGTGAAAAAATCACCATGCAAACTATTACTACAGATAACAAAAAATCATCCGAAAGTCATTATGTCACTTTGGTAGATATTAAAGATATGGACCCCTGTAGTTTCCCAAATGGAAAAAACCCACAGAATGGAAAAAAATGCAAAGAAACATTCACTGACGCAACTATCGAAACAGATTTTATAGATGATTTGCATTATTTCGTGTTGGCAGTATTAGGACTGTATTTGTTTTATCGCATTATGCAAAAATCTAGATAATCAGACAATAATAATATTCATATACATTACCTGCAGCCACCATATGAAAATATTTCGTTCCAGGAACTACACCAGCATCATACCAATCTGGTTTGACAATTAATGACAACCCTCCTCCCGATATATTTATTTTAATAAATTGCCTTGTATTTGGTTTTATCCATCTTCCGTAGGTATATCCTTGCCAATGCGTTGGTGTGTCATCTCTGCATTCCACAAAATCTTTTCCAGTAGAACTAGATGCAGGCCAATGAATAGCTTCACCGGAAAAATTACCATTTTCTGTGCGAATGATAAAAGGTTCATAATCATGTTGTTCTTCCATGAATACAGAGGCACTTTCATATCCAGGCAGCAGTGGATTAAATACTTGAACTAGTTCATTTATTTCATTTAATGTTTTCGTTCTCGTTCTCGGTGCAAGCGAAAGGGCAATCGCACGATGTAAATCATTTCTATCTTCATCATCCACGTCATCCAATTCAGGTTGCTGTTGCGGTTCTGGTTCGTCTATATCCATTTCAACATTCCCATTTGTTGCTGTATTTGGTTGCACATAGATCGTATTAAACTGATTTTGAAAAACTCTCTTATTATATGATGGATTCTGCTAAAAAATCTAAATATTGTTCCAACAATACTTTCAATTCATCGTCGTCAATGGTTCCTTGTTCATTCATAAAATCTCGTAGGTTTTCTGGATGTAACATTTCACGTTCTATTCCCGGGTATATATCTGCAATAGGTCTTACTAATTGTACGTTAATTCCATGTGCAACTTCATCTGGTGTCAGTATATTATCATGATTTACATCAATCATATTTTTAAATGTTTTTACCGCATTATCATGTAAATAAATCGCCATGAATGTAATATATATATATATATTACATTAAAAATCACAAATTATGCTTTATATCTTTTTGTTCTTGTTCTTGTTCTTGTTCTTTTCAATCGGCGTACAGGATATCGATGTTTTCTTCTCGACGAACGTCGTTTCCCACCTATATAATCACAAGGTGTTCGACAAATTCGACAATATATATTTGTTCGATTGTTTGGATAAATAATTCGTTCATGAAATAAATAATCAATTAATTGACTCATTTTCCAATGCATATTCGGCAAAGGTATTTTAATAATTTCTCCACCATGTGCTACATATACTCCCAATGTATTAAACCCGGCAATCTCACTTAATTCGTCATAAAATGTAATATGGAATTCCATCTTTTTAGTCATGGGATACATATAACTATTTTTGTCCCAAGAAGGTGAGGTAAAATCACCTTGAGAACATGTATTTTCAGGAGTGTCAAAATAATAACTAATATTGGGGTTTCGTGGCATGGGTTCATTTATGTAACAACCATGTGCAAAAATAAATAATTCTTGTATGCTCATTGATATAAGCGGAGATTATAACATAAGTGTATTATTTGCCGAAGGAATATAAAAAGAATTCAAAAAAACAAGAATTTCATTGGAATATTGTTTGACGATAGTATTCGTAAATACAAACCATCCAGCACTAAATGCAATATCTCTATCCAATGCACTAAATAACACATTGCGCCGAAATGGATTAAAACGCAACAACAAAAAGATGGAAATATACACGTTGAAATAATAATTTAAATCATCTAAATATTTATGGTTAAATTTATTCACTCCTAAAAGTGCGAAAATGGCGGCGATGTATCCCACATAAATCGCAAAATAAAAAAAATATTTTTGAATTTTATCTATTTTGTTATAAAACATTATATTATACGTTTAGTTAATATTGTTGGATTTGTGTAAAAACCTGTTTAAATATATTTCAATATAAATATAAATAACGTATAAGTTCCATGGAGACAAAAGAACAATTGATTACTAATATTAAAGAGTGGATTAAACTAGACACTGATTTATCCTTATTAAAAACACAAGTAAAAGAGAAAAACAATCAAAAAAAGGCGCTCACGAATAATTTGGTGACTGTAATGAAAAGTAACAACATTGATTGTTTTGACATTCATGGTGGTGCATTGGCATATAAAAAAAACAAAGTGAAAAAACCTATAACACGCAAATCATTATTAACAGCATTGCAACAATATTACAAAACGGATGACAAAACTGCTGAAGATGTGGTAAAACACGTTATGGAATTGAGAGAAGAACAAGTAAAAGAAGTGATTTTGCTTAAAAAACACAAATCGTCGTTGGGTTCTGGTTCCGCAAATTAGAAAAATTAGAAAAATTAGAAATAATCATTTTAAATAAAAACAAATTAAATATGGGACATGTGACAAAATATGGAACAATCCCAACAACCACTATATACCCTTGGTGGAAAGAAATGGTTATCTACTTTGCCACCCTCATCTATATATCGCAATGTGTATATATGTATGTATGATGTTAATAGAGAAGGAAAATGTCCTTTTCAGAGATATGTATTGTCTTCTTCCCATGGACGATTGCTTTTTCCACATATAATATCGATGGAAGATAACCCATTAGAAGAAATAAACGCTTATGTAGAAAAAATAATAAAAGATAAAATAAATGACATACAATATGAAGGGTTTTACCAATATAATGACAACATTTATTGTTTTATAGATATCACATCTTGTGTAGAATTGGATGAATGTTTTACCTTCAGTCGTCATTGGTTTGTATTAATGGATGAAATACTCAATCATACTCAAGTATGTAACATTGCCATTGAACCCCAAGTAACGGATTTTTTTTTATTTAATGAGGATTTTTGTTTTTTGTTGGATTCAACCCAAACGCAATATGAATTGCCTATTGTTGGATACACAACCCAAGATATTAACAAATTGAATTTTACGCAAGTTTTTGGACAAATCAAGACAATGGATATATATGGAGACTATTATTATTTCACAGATTATTGGTCTTGTTTTGAAAAAAATTATAAAAAATTAGAAGGAATTGTCCGTTTTGCTTTATTTTTAGGAAACACACGTTATGTTGAAAATATAGAGTCTGATTCTTTAGACAATTCATCCATTAAAAAAAAGAAATTGATGGAAGAAGAAATGGCGGGTGATACCAACGGATTTGAACATAAAACCATTCGTATTACGGATTATGACGGCAAATGGGCGTAGACATATGACAGTTTATTTTTAGGAAACTTGATATTAAAAAATGGCGAATTATTAAAAAACAATATGATTGTCATCAAGAATTATTCACAACAAATACCTCTTAGCATACATTTAATAAAAAATCAAAAAGACTATTCAATCATTTAAGTATTAGGTATATGTGTATTTCGTGAATAACGCATATAGAAATAATACGGAGGAATAAATATTGAGATGCAATGGTTTCAATGGTTTTTGCCACGTAAAGAAGAAAATACACCATCTGATCTTCGATTGAAAAAAAATATTGTTTATATTACTGATAAAAAATGGAATAATCTTCATGAACTAAATCCAGTGCAATATTATTATACACATGACATAGAGAATAAAACATTGCATTTTGGTTTCATTGCTCAAGAAGTGGAGGAGTTTTTTCCTGAGTTGGTGCATGATAATTCCTATGGATATAAAACAGTCAATGTCATAGAGCTTATACCGTTATTGGTAGGTAAAATGAACAAAATGCAAGCAGAAATCGATGAACTCAAAGGGAAACGAACCAAAGAAGGGAAAGAAGGAAAAAAAGATAAAAATGCATAAACTGTTTTTATAAGATGTCGAATAGAAAGAATATAAAAGTCTCGCCATTTATTACAAAATGGCTGGAGGGTTATTAAATTTAGTATCCCAAACTCAACAAAATATCATTCTGAATGGAAATCCCACTCGTTCTTTTTGGAAGGCATCTTATAAAAAATATACCAATTTTGGAAAGCAAAACTTCCGTTTAGATTATGAAGGCACTCCTACCTTAAGTCTCACTACCGATTCCACCTTTCTCTTTAAAATAAAGCGATATGGCGATCTATTGATGGACTGTTATATATCCATCGCATTACCAAACATTTGGAGTCCTATTTTACCTCCTCAAACCATCGTTGCCGCAGATGGCACCACCACCTACACCGATTGGACACCTTATGAGTATAAATGGATCGAAAATATCGGCGCCCAAATTATTCGCCGTATTAGCATCACTTGTGGCAATCAACTTTTGCAGCAATATTCTGGACAATATATCTTGGCATCGGCACAGCGTGACCTTGTAGGTGGAAAATTTAATTTATTCAATGATATGATAGGTGAAGACCGTGAATTGTATGACCCTGCAAATTTTGCTCAGCATAATGGGCAATATCCAAATGCATATTATACCACTAGTCCTGCAGGTGCTCAACCATCCATCGCAGGGCGTATATTGTATATTCCACTTGGGGCATGGTTTAATAACGCAACGACCCAAGCTTTTCCTTTGGTCGCATTGCAATACAATGAATTGCATATTAGTGTTACCTTTCGCCCAGTAAATGAATGGTTTACGATACGTGATGTCATGGATTATGCCAATAATTATCCACGAGTTGCGCCCAATTTCAACCAATTTTATATGCAAATGTATCGATTTTTACAACCGCCCCCGGATGAAACATTGGGTCCCCTTTCTTATTTAGACACGCGGACTCAATGGAATGCCGATATTAATTTAAATGCAACCTATTGTTTTCTCTCGAATGAAGAATCGGAAGTGTTTGCCAAAAACGAACAAAAGTATGTATTCAAACAGATATATGAAAAAATATTTTATAATATTACAGGTCAAAACAAAGTGGATTTAGATTCTATGGGAATGGTCGCAAGTTGGATGTTTTACTTTCAACGAAGTGATGTCAATTTGCGAAATGAATGGTCCAATTATACCAACTGGCCATACAAAGATATTATGCCTGATAACATAGTTCCCGCACCAACAGAAGGAATGTATCCTAATCCAGATCCCAATGGACCACTCACCTTAGGACCAGGCACAAATCCCGATGGGACGCCCAGTGGGCTCTACATTTCGGGTGTATATAATCCGCAAAATCTAAAATATATATTGGTGTCCATGGGCATTTTATTAGATGGTCAATATCGTGAGAATATCTTGCCTGAGGGTGTGTATAATTTTGTGGAGAAATATACGCGCACTCCTGCGTATGCACCTGTGGGTCTCTATTGTTATAATTTTTGTTTAAATACTTGCTTAGGAAATATTATGCCCGAATTAGGAGGCGTACAACCTAGCGGAGCAATGAATATGAATCGTTTTACCAATATACAATTTGAATTTACCACCATTAGCCCACCTGTAGATCCGTATGCTCAAGTTCTCACGATTTGTGATC